TGCTTCGGACAATGTAATCCAAAATGGTGATATGCATTGGGGAAGACAGGCTCAAATATGCTGGTGGTCAGGCCCTAGTGATGATGGTGTCCTTTTAGGCGTACAGTGCCGAGACTAAATAAGGAGTAAGTATGAACGTATCACAAACCATGAGTTTCACAGTAAATCTGGGTAATTACCAGTCTGCGAATGTCAGTATTTCAATCAACGAGATTGACCCTGACAAAGATATCGAAGCCCAAATTGAAGAGGCTATGGGTATATTCGACAAGACATTCAAGCCTGTCTACGATAAGGTGCATCAGGAAATCTCATACATTGTACGTCAGGAAAATTCCTAATGGCGAATGAAGTAACTAGAGCCGCAGTGCTTGAAGCTCTACTCGCTGAGCGTGAGCGACAGGATACAAAGTGGGGCGACCAGACACTGAACAGTGACTTAGCTTGGCAGAGTATCCTCACAGAAGAAGTCGGAGAGATTGCGAAAGATGTGAACGACCTACGCTTAGCTGGCATGTTTGAAGAAATTATTCAAACAGGCGCAGTCTGTATGGCGTGGGCAGAAGCTTACATCAACCGTAATGCGAACGACCTTGATATCACACCTAGCGTGAAGGCTACTAATGACGAAGCGTAAGAAAGTTGATCTACTAGGAGCCTCATCAGAAGAAATGTTTGCAGGGCTACTCGATCAGTCTGAACTAGGCTTCCTAGCTGGGGATGATAAATTCTTCGAGTATGACCGAATACCATTTGGCATTCCACAGCTTGACAAGATCACTAATGGAGGCATTCCTGCAAAGAAGATGTTTCTCATGTTCGGTGGCTGGTCATCTGGGAAAAGCTATCTACTTCTAAGTCTGGCTAAACAGGTTCAGGCGAGAGGTGGTACAGTTGCCATCATTGATACAGAGTTATCTTGGGATGCTGAGTGGGCGACAATGAATGGAGTAGACCCGTCTAAGGTTCTAGTTCTACCCGCCCTGAACGCAGAGCAAGCCTATGCAGGGATTTATGCCACCATGAAGGCTGGTGTAACTCTCATAGGGCTTGACAGTATTGCAGGACTAATCCCTACCGCTATTACAGAGGAAGATGACCTGTTCAATTACAACCCTATGGCTTGGCAAGCACGGTCATGGAATCAGGCTATTGTCCGATTCTTCCCGATGCTTCGCTACGGTTCAACACTAGTTGCAATCAATCAGGTTAGAGGGAGCATGGGGCCGGTTTCAGCCATTGAAACTATGCCGGGAGGTAAGGGACAACAGTTCTTCGCTCACGGTGTATTGGAGACTCGTAGAGGTGCTTACATCAAAGAAAAGGTTGATGGTGCTGACAAGCGAGTAGGGTTCGATATCAATGCCTCACTGTTGAAAGACAAGTTCGGTGGAGAGCGGTGGGAGCAAGTCTCCGTACCATTCCGACTCGAAGGTGGTATTGACGAGGTGGAAACATTCTTGAAGGAAGCACTCAACTCCGGTATTATCACACAGAAGGGTTCGTTCTTTTCTTGTGAGTTGTTACCAGACCAGAAGGCTATTCAAGGTTGGGCTAATGTAAGAGATTACTTCCACCTAGATCAGGATGCTTTCGAGGTGATCAAGAATGCCTTACAGGGATAACACTCCACAAGAGAAGCTATTGAAGCGGGTTATAGAAGAGAGTGGGCTGTCCTACGAGTATCAAGTACACGTAGACCCTTACACGCTAGACTTCTATATACCCGAACTTCATGTAGCTGTGGAAGCTGATGGGGTCTTTGGTCACCTTCAAAAGAAAGATGCTGAGAGAACCGACTGGCTACGTACACATCTAAAAGAGATGCGTGTGTGGCGAATCAAAGAACAAACACTAGGCGGTATTCGAGAAGAGTTCCAAGCCTTACTAGATGAGGAGAATCGCCTTGCCGGGATTGAACCAAATAGAGACTAAGACCTTACCATCAGACGGTAAGATTCATCGTAGTCAGAAGCTAACAAGAACTCTAAACAAAGTCATTGCTTTCACCGGACGAGCTAGCAGGAAGAACTTCTTCTACCCATCTAGTTTGAAGCTGGAGTGTAAGCAAGCCCTATGGTTTCAATACCATCAGGTCACAGCTAAAGGTGAGCCACTACCTCTACAAGAAGTGGATGCTAAGCTAGCCAGAGTATTCTCAACGGGTAATTCTTTTGAAGATCGCTTTATAAAGTATCTGAAAGATGCGAAGCTGTACTTGGATGATGAAGAAAGTTTTCGAGTCACTGACCCTATCCCTATTTCAGGTAGGCTAGACTTTATTATTGATTTCAAAGATGAGATAGCAGTCGTAGAATTGAAGACGATCAACGCTAGAGGTTTTGACAAGCTGTTTGAACCTAAGCCTGAACACATGATGCAGGTACAATCCTACCTCAATTGCACTAAGTATACCAACGCCTACCTCGTCTATGAGAATAAGGATGACCAGAGTTGGAAAGAGTTCTACATCGAAAAGGATGAGGAACTGTGGGGCGAGATGGTCGCTATGTGTCAAGAGGTGATGAGCCTCGCAAAACTACCTGATGAATGGAGATGTACCGGCCCTCCGTGGTGCGTGTGCAAAGGAGCAAAATTATGAAAAAACGATGGGACTCAGGCGATGCTATCGCCAAAGCTAAGTCTTATATTGACAGCCTCTCGATTCCCGAGTTCGTAACTGGATTCGAGTCTGACGATGCCGAAGCGAAAGCACCAGCCTTCCGTGATCTTATCACAGCTACTTCTGCGGATGTAGGTAAATACCTCATCTACTTTGGTTCGTACCGAGCCTTGCTAGAACAGCACGTAGCTGACCTAGAGGCACGTAAGGGAGCGATGACAGCCCACTTTGACGAGGCTTACAACGTATTGTCCTTTGAACTGATCAGAGAGTACGACATGACCGAAGCCAAACGCCCTAACAAGGAATCGCTACGTGGTGAAATCTTCCTTCGCAATGAAGACCTCGGAGACATACGCCGAGCAATCATCGAGATTGAAGCTATGTACCAACAGGCTCTAGGCAGATTGAAACTCTACACTTCTGCTGTAGCCACAATATCAAGAGTAATCACAGTTCGTACAGGAGGATTTGATGGCGATCACAGAAGAGATTAGACCGGGGATTAGACTACTAGTCTGTGGAGGACGAGACTACGAGGAGAAAGTAAACGCTAGGGAAATGGTAAAGAAGACCATTGCAGCTATCAGACCCGGGCTAATAATTGAAGGTGGCGCAGAGGGCGCAGATAGATTAGCCGGTTACGCTGCCGTTGAACTAGAGATACCTTACCACACATATCATGCGGACTGGGAGCAGTACGGGAGGAAAGCTGGGTTCATCCGCAATTCCCAGATGCTAAAAGAAGGTAAGCCAGACTTAGTTCTAGCCTTCCCGGGTGGCAAAGGTACAGCTATGATGGTTAGCATTGCACTCAAAGCAGGAGTCCCTGTAATAATGGGCGACTTCATGGATTGGCAAACCCCATGAAATTCATAGGAATTGATACATCCTCCAAAGCGGTACATATTGTAGCCCTAAATGAGGACTTTGATATCCTAGCTCAGATCAAATGTAGCAGTAAAGGTAAGCTAGCTGAGGAGAGGTTCTATGAAATAATTGATCAATTTTACTATCAACTTAGTATAATGAATGTAGATGCGGCGGGAATAGAGTCCGCTATATACATTCAGAACGCAAAGGCTACAATCGCCATCAGTGGTGTCGTAGCAGCTTGTAAATACGCTCTACATAGTTCCGGTATTCCATTCTCCGCCGTTGATAATAACACTTGGAAGAAAGCTGTCATTGGCAGAGGAAACGCCAAGAAGCCTGACATATTAGAGTACGCCGAAGAGACAGCAGGGATAAAGTTCCTTGAACAAGATTACGCAGATGCCTATTGCATAGCGAGATTTACAGTGGAGAAGTATAAAGATGACAATGCATAACCAGCAGCGAAGTACGTTCTACTTGAACAGGAACCGTAAGCCAAGTGAGACAAGTAAAGACTACAAATCCACTCTACCAGAAGGTACGACGATGGAATCCCTCCGTGAAGCGGTAGGTAAAGTAGTCTGGTGTAACTTCACCGCATGTAAATTCAACCAACAGATCGAAGGCGTACAACGCACTACATCTGATATTCAAGACAACCCTGAATACAAACCTCTCAACGAGCAGAAGCATATATGGGATAACCTCTGTATGCGTAAGGAAATCGCTATAGACTTTAAGTCTGTAATCTCACAGACTGGTTCCGCAGGAACTAAGGTAGATATCCCCGCTTGTTTTGTAGCCTCCTCAGATTCCCGTGTGAAGATGGACTGGGCTAAAACTCTACAATCCGATGGCACACCTTATGGTGGAAGTATCGAATCACAAAACCCTGACCACATGGCATTTAGCGATGGTGGATGGGGAAGCTGGGACTCACCTAACGATCAAGGCTCCTATGACGGAGTTGACCCTATGTCAGCCCCACTAAAAGCTGGTGGCGATGGAAAGTTTACAGACTAATGCCAAGACAGGCTCCTCTAAAGGTACGCACAGAAGCTTTCAAGTTCTACACTACAGGAATGTCCGTCAAGGATATCGTAGCATCACTTGCCAAAAAATTCCCCGATGAGCCTGTCTCTGACCAGACAGTTTATAGCTGGAAACGTCGGTACAACTGGGCAGATCGTAAAACCAGTGTAGAAGAGAAAGCTTTAGCCAAAGTTGAAGAGTCACAAGTTGACCGACTAGCTAAAGACGATATAGAACAGCAGAAGATGTACAAGCGTATTGCTTCCAAAGGCGCAGCAGAACTTGAAGATTTGACCTTTACCAGAGCTAGTGATGCTGTGAAAGCAATGGACATAGGTATACAAGGTCAAAGAGGAATAGCAAAGGGCTTAGTAAACGTAGCTTTCTTAGAACAAATCTTATTGATACTACAAGAGGAAATCAAAGACGAAGCCCTCTGGGATAGACTTAAAATAAGATTCGCAACTTTGCAGCAGTCACAAGTAGATGGCTGATAAAGTAGCGTCCGTTGAAGACGCATTCGCCCTCTTAGCTAGAGGGAATAAAAAGAATTCCACTATCAAAGTAGATGGTTTCTGGGATTTCGTCAAGGACATATGGTCATTAAGTTTCGACCGTCCAGACTTCTTCAACGCATGGCACGTAGGCAGACTGT